GTCATTTCCTTGAAATAATCTTGAGCAACTAGCCAGGCAAAAATAACTAAGCACATTACCAAATCATCATTACACCCTTCTTCCGCTATAAAAGAATTATGCTTCTGAATAAAAGTTGTCATTTCTGAAATAATATCATAATCATTAACCAATAACTTATCATCCTCAATAAGTAATTTTAAATTAGAGCAACCTAATTTTTTAACTGCCGCAGTTGTTCTAACTCCAAGTTGAGATTTTTTACCACTAAATCCAGATCCAACCAATTGCCCTGCTCTACCTCGCATCGCACACATCAAAATATTATCATACTCCAAATCAAAATGAAGAATGTTTGCAACTTGGTCTCCAATATCATTAACTTCTATAAGCAACCAAGAATTGTTATACCCCTTTGCAACTTCATTAATGATACTTGGAAATAGCATCGGTTTAATTTCATTATTTTTATACTTTGCAACTACTTTGTATGGAAAGTTTGTAATATCAAAAACCACAAATGCTGAATAGTCATTTCCTATTCCACGGGCAACGTCAACAGTAATTAAGTAATTATGATCCTCCTTGGGGTCTTCATAAACATCAAGACCTTTACTTCTGGTTATTGGATCATCATATACCAATATTTTAAGTTTACTTGGATTGATTAAGGTTCCTATGGATCCTAAAAATTCACAAAGGTGCTCTGCCCTAAATTGTTCTTCACTTGTGTTTGCAATTGTCTGAGCTTTCCATTCCTCATCTCTTCCGGGTACTTCTGACCAGTGAACCTCAGTAGCAACAAATTGACTTTTATTTCTTTCCGCATCGTGCCACATTCTATAAAAGTGGTTCATACCTTTTGGGGTACTTACTATAATAACCTTAGTGGATTTACCGGATGAAATAGTAGGATAAACAGATGCAAAGAAATCATCCGCAATATGATTTGGAACGAATGCAAATTCGTCCAAGAAAATAATATTAAATGACATTCCTCGAACAGCAGAAGCAGACGTTGAAGCTGCAATAATCTTTGAACCATTTTCAAGTTCTAATGATCCTTTATTCCAAGATACAATACCTTGTTGCATCCATTTTGGAAGATTCTCATAAGATAATTGAAGTCTACTTAAAATCTCTCTTGAGGTTGATGCCTTGTTTGCTAGAATACCCACATTTACGTTGTCATTAAAAACAATATAATGCAATAAGTATGATACTACCGTTGTTGTATTATGTGTGGGAATAAATGTTCTTCCACATAAAAACAGATGGTCATCACTATCTACTTGAATACACGCAACTGGGACACTATCGACCTTTTCTATTTTTTGTATATAATGTCTTTTATTTTGAGGTCTTCCCTTTCCACCAAAATTTATTAATTCTAACTTTCTTGGAAGATTAAAAACTTTTTCTTTGGAAGCAAAACGAACTGTATAATACCAACACTGATTGATTGACTTTCTACTTACCCTAGATTTTATCCCTAAAGAAGATAGAAGTTCAACAACTTGAAGAATAAATTCATAATTTTTTTGATAAAACTCAAATGATTGAGTTTTAGTGATAGATCCATCAGTATCCATCAATCCTCGCAATAATTCCATTCTTTGATCTATTGATGATCGCAGATATATTTGAGGAATATGTTTATTCTTTAATAAATTATTTTCTTTTAATTTTTTTCTTAAATCTCTACACTTAAAACGAATACAATTATTATCTTCTCTTTCGTGTTCAATATCTAGTTTTGTTTTATAAAATTCATAATCATCTTTATGTGCTATTATTCTCCCGTTCGCAGAATATCCATCACCCAACCAAACACCAAGAAGATATGGATCTATAGGCAAATTTTGATTTTTCCCATTAATTGCTTTAGATAAGTCAATATAAAGTGACCCTTCTACACCTTTACCTCTTTTATTGTTAGTTTTCTTTAAGTATCTTGAATATATTTCATCAGTATTGATAACTTTTTTTCCAGTTCTCCAATAAGAACTATTTACTTCCCACAAATGATCTGCATCAGCGACAACTTCTTCTCCATTATCAAAAAATATTTTGTAACACTGATGATTAATCATAGTTTCTGTTTTAAATGTTACAGAAACTGGATTTCCATCTGGGGAAAGTATTTGATCCCCAACTTTAATATCCCCAATCGTCGTCCATCCTTCGGGTGTTGGTATTGGAGTATCTAATGCTAATGCCTTACCAACTTGGCGTGGCATTTTTGCTATATTAAATCTGTTCTTATGAAAGTTGCTGACCAATCTCTCTTGAAAGGGCCACATCTCAAATTTAACAAGACCATCATCAACATTAACAATCTTAATGTATTTTTTGGCAAAATAAACAGGGTCCTCTTTACATCTCAGAAACTCAATAATTTGCTCTTCAGTAAATTGAATTGAGGTATTTGCTCTTTTGAGATTTGGGTTAGAGAGGTATGCGTCCCCCTGTTTTAATTGAATATCTTCTATTGACATAAAAATTACCTACTAATTTCTTCCCAGTCCATAGACCCGTGAATATCTGCACCATTAGAATTGGAAGAAGCAACGAGAGAAAGTTCATAAGGTGTTCCTGTTAATGCATCTCTTTCCAATTGAAACTTGAATAATGCCTCTTTAAGAATATCTACTGATGATGAACCTTGATTGGAACCATACGTATATCCAGATGCTAATATTCTTCCACCAGTATAAGTTCCTCCATCAATCTTATATTCAACAGCACTATCGCCACCAGCATCATTCCAAGTTCCACCATTAGATGTCCCACTTGCTCTTACTTGCCAGTTATAAACTGCATTATTTGTAATACCAAGAATTGAAAGTGCAGTCATAATTACAATTGCATCCAATCTATTTGGCGTTGCTTTAAGGCGAATTGATAAAACAGTATAATAAGTTCCTGCAGTTGTTAAATCAACTGGTGTTTGAACTGGTGTTCCTATTGCTTGTTGCAATCCACGAAGTTCATAACCACCCTCTGAAATTACAGTAGAACAAACTTGTTTAAGTGTGCTTGCACTGGTTGTAATTCCAGTATTTGCAATCTCATATCTTAATGGTAATGATGCCGTTGTAATATAAGTTGAAGTGATTAAGTTTGCGTGATGGAATGAATGACAGTGAATAAACTTCCCATCAACTACAAAACCCAACCTAACTGTTCCAAGTCCTAACCATTCAATATCCATCCACAAAATTTGTGCTTTGGAAATATCTAATGTAACACCAGATGGATTGAGATGCCCTGCACCAAGCATCGTATCAATATTCCAGTTATGTTGCGAAATTTTTGTTGTTGTTCCAGTAGATAAACTTCTTTCCGCAAAATATAAAGTATCTCCATCAAGTTCTAGATACATTCCATTATCTGCACCAAAGTATCCTACTCTTTGACGAAGATTTGCTTTTGCTGGGTTCATTACAAAAGTAGTTAAAATTTCTAACGACTTTCCTGGTTGATATGAGAATACTTTTGTCGTTTCCCTAATCACAGAACATCCAGCAGTAGTTCCTATTCCAATATTGACTAAACCTTGTGCTGTTACAAATCCAACTGTTGAACCAGTTCCTACAACTAAACCACTCCAAAGATTATTGTCCCTGTATCTGTGGGAACTATCAAAAAGTGTAAGTGGAGTTGAAGTTCTTAAACGACCAAATGCATCGGTTGCTATTGGTGGAAATGTAACAGATGCTGATGATGTTGTAGAAATTGATACTGTTCCTGTGACTGGTAGTGGATTACTGGAACTTACGGGAGCACTATTGAGATTGAGTGATACTTGCCCTGTTGTTCCAATTCCTACTGTTCCTTGAACTGTAACAGTAGAACCAATACCTGATACTGCGACTGATGTGACTGGATTGGTTATATAAAAACTTGTATTTGAGATTGATACTGTATTGGCAATAGAAACAGTTCCACCTACAGTTACTGTTGTGACTGGATTGGTTATATAAAAACTTGTATTTGAGATTGATACTGTATTTCCAATTGATACAGTGTTCAGTAATGTAGAAATACCGACTGGAAGATATGAAAGATTTAGATTTACTGTTCCTACACCAACAGGAAGATATGGAGTTGTGAGAATGCTAGTTATACCAACTTCTGTGATGTGCGTATGAACTGGATTTGCTTCAGAACTCGCAACACTAATAGTTGCTGGAATTGTAATATCACCATTAATAGTAATAGTAGAAGAACCCAAAGATACTGGAAATGGATTATCAAATGTTACTACTTCGCCATTTTTATTGGCAATCATTGGGACTTCAAAGAGACTTCTTTCTTGATTCAGAAAGTCTTGTGTATTCTTATTAAATTGTGCCATAATTAATCAGTCCAAGTTAGTCTTTCTGGTTGATATCTTTGTGAATTTTTGATTCTTAAAGAACCTGTTGTTTGTGGGTAAATGTTATGTACGATTGCCCCAGGATATTCACCCTGCAATTGCTCCGCAAGTTCATTTTTATTCATCAATTTGCCCTCAACTTCCAAGCGGTATAATTTTCCCTCCCAAACTACATCAGCAAGAAAAGACTCGTTAGTAGTTTCTGGTTGCGATGCATTCATATAGAGATTTCCGTTGAAATCTCCAGCAATATTGACACTTTCTGAAATAAACTGTTGAAAAGATTTCATTTTAGTTACAGTTCCAACGACGGAGAGCTTTGTTGATTCTTGAATCTGGATCTCTTGCGGTCTTTGCTGAAGTTAATTTAGATTTCATCCCTGACATACGACTACAAAAGTTTTTACGACGCTTTGCTCTTTTACCCTTTGGTTTCTTTTCGGTTACCGCAGTCTGAAGTTTTGAACCTGGATTTTCACGACGATATGCATTAACTGCTTTTTGACTTAACCCATCTGTTTTATCTTTGCGATTTACTGACTGCCAATCTTCGGCAAGTTCTTCTCTCCAGTTTGAATATAACTTTTTCTCTCCAAGAAGTCTACTACCAATACCTTTACTTCGTTTTAGTACTTCCGGTTTAATAATATCAATAAATTCAACATAAGGATTTCCACTTGCGTCTTCAATTGAAACTGATTCTGGGACACAATTTGGAACCATTTTTTTGCCCTTCTTCTTCATACCAACTTTTTTATATCCAGACCAACACGCTTCATCCATTGATCCTTGAACATTATGCTCACCACTATCTAGATAGTCAGCAGCGGCATCAATATAATCTGCTGCTTTTGTAATTTTTGATTGAACCCACGCTTCAATATTACCCTCACCTTTCAACTTACCGCGAAGTCTTTTTGCCGCAGAAATAATTGTGGAGAGTTCAGATCTTGCCATTGAATATTCGTGATCTGGTTCCTTAGATTCATTTGCTGGGTGAACCTGAGCAATACTAAACTTCATCTGATTTGTTGATAAACTTGAAGGTATTGAAAACATATCCCAATACTTAGGACCATATTTACACTCTTCTCTAGTCTCATCCTTTTCACATTTGGGGCAGTAACGCATCATACTCATTTGTTCCGAGAGAGGGTCCTTTGATGATAGATTTATTGATTCTGATTTATT